TGGTTGCCGGGTGGCGCACCCAACACTCGGAGATCAATCGTGATGTCCGCTGTGTTGTTATTGAACGATGTGAATGTAGGAAGCTCAATGAACACCACCAGAGGGCGAGCGTTGCGTGGATCGGTAACAGGAACAAGTCCAAGAGCTGTGATCGTCGCTGAGACAGCATTGATCGTGTCTGTGAAGATGCCTGCCATCTCATGCCACTTGCGATCTCTTGATGCCGAGGAGCTGATTGATTCGGCCCATTGATGCGACTGGTGCTGAGATGTTCATGTCTTGGAAACTGGCGAAGGAGTCGATGCTTCCGCGTTCTCTGTACAACGAGGCCGCCATTAACACGACTCCTGCTTTTACTGCAGCATCAGGGACGCTGGTCAGTGAGTCATGGTATCCGGCCTGAACTCTGCGTCGAAATGACCATGCATTCGAAGCGTTAACTGATGAGGTCATGAAGGCTGTGTCATTGGCGGTCGCGCCACTGATGCCGAGAAACTCGGTGAGATCCGCAACATTTATCCATGTACAGGTCTGTGTCCAGACGAGCGAGCCGACGGGATCTGCAGCGGAACGCTCAAGGTCGTCGCCGACATCTTGAAAGAGAAGCTGGTTCGGAATGATGACATCCGAGTCGAAGATGTAGTCGCCTTCTTCGTCAATGCCAATGAACAAGTAGGTCGGTACAGCGAACACGATGTGTGTGCCGTTGAGACCATGTCCGAGGCCTGACAGTGTGATTGATTGTCCGACAGCGATGTCGGTGTTTTCAAGAGTCTGAACGACGGCGACATTTGACAGACGCTGGTGGTGCGTAACTGTAAAGGTTGCCATCGTTCAGATCTCTCTCTTCGTCTATTCGGTTCAGGCGCGCTTGACGAACTTCGTTGCGTCAATCATGACGGAACTGAAGTAGCCACGGAACTTGATGACTCGACCAAGCGCACCGTCTGCAAGTTCAACACTGACAGCTCCGCGCTGTTGTTCCCAACATTCGAAGCCAGTGCTGTCACCGACATAGACCTGATTACTCAAGTTGCGGTCAACGACGAGATTCAAACCGAAAGCGTTGCCGTTGAAGTTGCTCGCTGCAGTTGTACCGAACGCGTTCTGTGGGCCGACATTCGGGAACAACGGACGACCAGCGTCATCGGTCAATGAACCCAAGCCTGCGTAATAATTTGGTGACATCGTGAGCACATTCGGCAAGTTGCCGTTTGAGTTGGTCAAGATCTGCTCAGCTGCGCCGTAAATGAACTTGACCCAGTCCTCGGGCTTGGTGTCGTCTGTCAAAGTTTCTGTCTGGCTGACTCCAGCTTGGAAAGTCGTGCAAGCTGCGATGTCGGTGGCGTTCGCGTAGATGCGAGCCATGTCGTCAATCAAAGCACCAAGAACTTCGGGTGAAGTGAAGTCCATTGACTCTTCGGACAAGTTGACATAGCCACCGTAGAGGGCCTTGGTGATCTGAATGTCGTCCACGACGAAAGTGCCTTGATCAAGTGCGACAAGTTCGCCGTTGCTTGCACCGATGGTCGTGTGCGTGGTGACCTTCGGACGGATGAACACCTTGCCGGATGCGGGCATCTGGCGGACTCCCATAGCAGTAATCAACGGACGATAGTTGGCTACGAAGTTGTTATAGATCGGCGAGATGATCGGCACTGGCAAGAGGCCGGGCGAGTCATTGCTCGTCACATTCGGAGCTGCTGCAACGATGCGCTGGTTGAACTCTGCAAACTCGCTTCCGCCAGCCAAGAACTTGACCATGTACTCGGCAGCGGTGGGAAGCTTGAACTCACGCTTCGGAGCTGCGAACTGGATGGGAGCAGTGGGTACTGCTGAGGCTTCGATTGCTTCTGACATTTCATCCTCCTCGGATGGTTGGGTTGGGGTTGGTATTACTTCTTCGTCGGGTGCTTCCTCTTCGGGTGAAGAGGCCGCGACTGAATAAACTTGTGCGTCGGCGTAGGCAGGTGTCGTGACGACCGACAGTTCTAAGAATCTTGCCTCAGACACCTCTAAAGTGCCGTCTGCGAGCCTCTTGAACTTCGTTGGCACTGCGCCCACAGAAACGCTGTCAAGCGCACCATCTGCGAGCAGTGCGAGAGCGTCATCGGCAGCTCTGGTCGCGCTCAACTTGGCGACGAACATCATGCCTTCGGCAGTTGAGACTCGTTCGGTGACGCGTCCGATGACTCGAGTTTCGTCGTGGTACTCCAAGAGCTTGGGCATCGGGCCATCTTCGGGAAGTGAGCCTTCAAGGAAAACGACCGATTCTCCACCGGACAAAGTCGCTTTGACATTCCAAGGGACGGCAAGGCCTGTGATCTGACGCGATGGTTCACCATCGGCTGATGCGTCAAGTGTGATCTGTTGAGCTGTAAGTCGAATCATGAGTTCATGTCCTGTGGTGTGCGTGAGGATGCTGGTTCTTCCACACTGATCTCAGTGTGGTTCATTTCAACATCGGCGATCAGATCTTCGGTGTCAAACTCTACGAAACGGTTGCGAGGCAAAATGTCAGCCCCACTGAGACATTCCTGAATTGCGTCCATGTAGAGTTTCGCGCCCAGCAGATAAAGATCCTGCTTGGCCTGAGTGGCATTGGAATAATTGTAGCCAGAAATGCCTATGCCCAGTAAGTAGGCGGGGACACCGATTGACCTGCTGAGCTCGAGTGCGCTGAAGTTACGAGCTTCAACAAGTTGCATTTTTGACGGGTCGGTGTCAAATTGCTCATATTTTACGGCACTATTTAGTGCGCCGACAGCGTTAACGCGTCGAGCGTTTGACCATGCTGCAGCGAGCTCACCAAGTGACTCTGCATCCAGTGGTTCAGAGCTGTCGGTCTGCTGTAAGTATCCTGCGACGATCTCATTTGATGCGAACCGTTCAGCGGAGCGATCTAGTTTGATCGCTGTCTCTAACACTCGGCGACCAGTCCAAAGAAAGCCTTGAACTGGTGACAAGAACTGAACGACATCGTTGGTCGGGATTGCGATTCCGTTGAATGTGATCTGGTCGGATTTTCCGAAGAACTGTGGGCCGGGCTGATCCAATGTGTCAGTCATTTCGGCGGGCATCCACTGGAAGGAAAGCGGACGGCCTGTGGCGGAGCTGCGTGAGGTGACATACCAAAACGCTCGTCCGCGCATCATGAGATCCATGCAGGTGTTGCTCATGATGAAGTTGCGAGTGAGTGTGGGATCGGGTTGATCCATCCAAGACTCGTTGGGCTCATAGATTTTTTCGTACTCTTCGCCTGTCCACTGCCGTGTGTAGTGACGAAGAGGAAGCGAGCCGACAAGCGAGATGATCATCTGCGTCGCTCGAGAAACGGTCGGAACAGACAGGGCCAGTTCCGAAGCCGCCCCGACGGTGTAACTCCAGAACTGACCTAGTCCGCTTGCAGCACTTCCAGCTGCAGCTTGAAGAGGCTCGTGAGCAAACGCAGGAATCGCGTGTTGCTTCGATCTGCTGAAGAGTGCCATCGCTTCGGAGTCTCGCAAACTATTCCGCGTGTGTCCACTAAGGTCAACCGAAAGCCATCTGAGGTTTCGCTGAAGCCTTCGGACGCGATGTGAGCATGATTCCCCACACTGCACATCGGGCGAGCTCAATTGGGCCGGGTGACTTTTGTGAACTGAGCACGATCGCGCCACCAGTTTTTACTGCGACGGCTCGAGAGAAGTGCTCCGATAATGCGAGGTCACCAGTGTGGCGAACACGATCTTCCACGATCATCGCACGCGCTGCACCAGTCCACTTGATCAACTCGGCATAGCCAACGATGGTCATCCGCCGGCGAAGATCTGGGGGACAGTGGATTTCAAGTGATGGTGTGCAGGCGAGTTTGACTTGTGGGTCGGTCATTCGTTTGACGACTTCGGCCCACATCTGCTGGGCGGACTCAACTACGAACTCGGTGGTGACGATGACGCGTGTTCCGTCGTATGCGCAACCAATGCCGACATAGCGTGACTCGTCAACGGATGAATCAATGACAAGCCACTGGATCGGTGGCATCGGATCTACGCTCTTGCGATCGTTCCACAAGTTGATCGGAAGATACGAGTTGGTGGAGTCCACCCACAGATTCAAGTGGCCTCGAATAAACGCTTGACGGTTCGGCGAATCAAATGCGAGCTCGAGTGCTTTCATGGTGATCGTTGTCCCGAGTGCAGGGTTCGCCCAGCCCCAATACTGCCGATCTTCCAAACTGACTCCGGGTGGCAGTGACCACTCGGCAAAGTACAGCGAACCTGTACGGCCTGAGTCAATCGCTGCCATGCCCTGTTCTCGAAGCTGAAGGAGCACTGTTGAGCCTTGGTCGCCGGCGGTACTAAACATCATCATCATTGGATTCTTGACTGCGACCTGTGAAGGACGCAGGGCTGTAAACACAACCTCGGGCGAAATGTCCCAGATCTCGTCCACCAGTAAAACTGATGCCGAAAATCCGTGAGCGTGAGCAGAAGCTGCGACGACTGCGATGGATGATCCGTCTGGGAAATTGATCCGCTCGTCACCGTTCTGCCAGCGAACCTTGCAGAGAAACTTGTCCTCAAGGTCACGAACCAAATCACGAAACAAGGCCATACTCCGACGCTTCTGGTTGGCAACAATCAAAATCGTTTGGGGCTCTTTTCGAGAAGCTGCATACTCGGTCGCGAAGAACCCTGCGCACGCTCTCATGACAAGACTCTTCCCATTCTGACGAGCCGTACTGATACAGGCCTCACGGAAAACGAAGTCACCGTCCTCGTCCAGACTCAACGCGTCGTTCACGATCCGCTTCTGCCACTCCATCAGATCAATGTTGAGCACACGCTTCGCCCACAAGGTCAGGGAAGGACCATAACTCTCGCCGGCATTAACAGGTGTGACCAGTCTCGGCTCGATCCGTCCCGATGTTGGATAATCCGACGAGTTTCCGCTTAGTCCCTGCTGGTTCGGGCTAGTTGAGGGGATTTCCGAGTAGGGGCTCGGGTTCTTCCT